CGCGATGTCGCTGTTCGCGAATCGCGCAGAAGATCGCGCATGCGCGAGTGTGCGCGATTCGTGGTTCCCACTTCAGTTCCCACTTCGGTTCCCACTGGAGTTCCCACGTCGGTTCCCACTGACGGGCAACGACGGGCAATGCTCGTCGCTGCTCTTGGGGTGCCCGTCGCGAAGTGGCGCACGTGTAGCGTCGCGAAGTGGCGCACGAGGGCTTGCCCCGCCAAAGCGTAGGGCCCAAACCGCCGGCTACAGGGCGGCGAAGTTGGCGTCAGCCTTCAGGCAGTTCCCAGACCTTGGCTACGGCCAGCAGGTCGCTCACGGCATGCTCGTAGCCAGCGCGGATCGCCTGCAGTAGCCGGCGCTGCCGCTCGGCGTACGCCTCGGCGTCCGGGTATCCGGCCACGTGCTCGCACGGATCGATGCGCTGCAGCACCGCGGCGAGGTCTCGGCGGAGCAGGATCTCGGCGTGGTCGTGGCCGAGCTCGCCTTCCCACTGGGTGCAGTAGCGCACGACGAGGCAATGCCTCTGTTCGGGGCCGGGCGGGGCGAGGTCGTGCGACCACCACTCGAGCTCGTGCCATCGCGACTGGCGCGGCCCGCTGTGGGTGCGACTGCTCGCCTGCGCCTGCAGGCCGTAGTGGTCGAGCCGCAGGGCCGGGAGGCCGGTGCGGCGGATGAGGACGTGATCGGATCGTCCGGTCATGGCATGTCTCCGCGCTCGATCTCGTCGTCTGCCGTGTCGCTGTGGATCCACAGCCAACTACCGTTCGCCACCGCTCTGGCGTCACGGGCCGGCCATTCGTCCTCTCGGATGAGCTGGCGGAGCACGTCCTCGGCGTTCGCGGCCACGATGGTGCCGCTGACAGCTTCCGTGGCGAAGCGGTATCGATGGAGGCCCGCCTCCTCTATCTGCGCGGTGGCCCGCTCGGTGGCGTCTACGGCTGCGGCCACGAACTCGGCCCACGACTCGTCATCCCATTTCGTCAGCGCATCCCACTCCATGCTCTCGTGGCGATTGCCCTCCTGAGGGACGTACCCGCGAAGGTCGGCGAAGCGGGCCAGCTCGCCGGAGAACGACCCGAAATTGCTGTAGTGGAACATATCTGCGTATCGATCCTGTGCCCGCAGTGCGCCGCGGGCCAGCGTCCCGGTGCCTCCGGGTCGGTCGCGAGTCACTCGCTCGCGATGTCGATACTATACGGATCGGGATGGAAAGTTGCAAGCGATGGAGATAGAATCTTTCGCATGATCGACAAGCAACTATTGGCAAAGGAGTTAGGCGCACGGGTCGCCGCGGCGCGATCGAACCGAACGCAGGCGGCAGTGGCGAAACTGGCCGCGATGGCACCGAACACCTGGGCCAGGATCGAGCGGGGCGAGATGGTGCCGCGGGCAGACGCTCTGCGGCGGATCGCGCTCGCGCTCGGCGTGTCGGCCGATTGGCTGCTGCAGATCCCATAGGTGGGACCAGTTCCCAAAAACGGGATTCGGCGCTACCATGGCGCCCATGGCCCCCAAGATCGTCACGCCGCGCGAGACCGCGCTGCAGGTCATCGAGCTGATCGCCGAGGGTTACTCGATGCGCGAGGCGTGCCGGCAGCTGAAGGTCGGCAACCATGCGTTCAGGTTGTGGTGCGAGCGCGACCCTGACATCGCGTCACAATACGCGCGGGCGCGAGAGGTTGGGGACGAGATCCTGGCTGACGAGATCCAGGACATCGCCGACGAGCCGGTGAGCGACGACGCCTTGACGGCTGGCGCCTTCGAGCAGAGGCGCCGGGCTCGCATCGACAGCAGAAAGTGGATCCTGGCCCGCCGCCGACCGACCAAGTGGGGCGACCGGGTCGGCATCGAGCACAGCGGCAGCCTGACGCTCGATCAGGTCATCGGGCAGACGCTTGGACTCCTACCGCAACAGCAAACTCTTACAGGTAGCCAGTCGCCTGCCGAGAATGTTGAAAAATCCGACGCGGGGGACGGATGACGTTGGACGGGCTGGCGCTGACGACGCTGCAGCGCTGGCGCGCCGATCCCGTCGCCTTCGTGCGGGAGAACTTCAAGGTCGAGCCTGACGCTTGGCAAGTTGATGCGCTGCAAGCGTTTGCGGACCCGAAGAAGCCGCTTGTGTCGCTGCAGGCATGCGCCGGCCCCGGCAAGAGCGCGGTTCTGGCCTGGTGCGGGCTGTGGTTCCTGGCGTGCCAGGGGGAACCCGGCGACCACCCGAAGGGCTACGCGGTCTCGGTGACCAGCGACAACCTGCGCAGCAACCTGTGGCCGGAGCTGGCCAAGTGGATGCAGCGCAGCCCGTTCCTGTCGCACTGCTTTGAGTGGACGTCGAGCCGCGTGACGTTGCGTTCGAAGCCGGCGACGTGGTTCCTGGAGGCGAGGAGCTGGCCGAAGACCGCGAGCCCGGAGGAGCAGGGCAAGACGCTGTCCGGCCTGCACGGCGGGTATGTGGCCGCCCTGATCGACGAGTCGGGCGCGATCCCGTCGGCCGTGAGCCGGGCGGCGCAGCAAGCGCTGTCGACCGACGTCCGGTTCGGGTGCGTGATGCAGGCGGGAAACCCGCTGACCACGACGGGCATGCTGCACGAGGCGGCGCAGAGCGGTGCTTGGCACGTCATCCGCGTCACCGGCGACCCCGACGACCCGAAGCGGTCGCCGCGCGTGTCGATCGAGTGGGCGCGGCAGCAGATCGCCACCTACGGCCGCGACAACCCGTGGGTGCAGGCCTACATCCTGGGCCAGTTCCCGGCGGGGGGCATCAACCAGCTGCTGAGCGCAGACGAGATCCGCGCGGCGATGAAGCGGACGCTGCGCGAGCAGGACGTGGCGCACGCGGCCAGGATCCTCGGCGTTGACGTGGCGCGCGAGGGCGACGACGCATCCTGCGCGATCCAGCGGCAGGGCTTGGTGGCCTACCAGCCGAAGCGGTGGCGCAACATCGACTCGATCCAGGGCGCCGGTTCGATCGCGCGCCTGTGGCAGGATTGGGACGCCGACGCGGTGTTCATCGACAACACCGGCGGTTTCGGCGGCGGCTGGGTGGACCAGCTCAAGGCGTTGAACTTCGCCCCGCGCGGCGTGAACTTCAGCGAGGAGCCCAGCGACCGCCGCTACCTGAACAAGCGGGCGGAGATGTACTTCCTGCTGGCCGAGTGGGTGCGGGCTGGCGGCTGCCTGCCGGACGTGCCGGATCTCGTGGCGGAGCTGTCGACGCAGACCTACTCGTTCAAGGGCGACAGGGTCCAGCTCGAGGACAAGCGCCAGCTCAAGGCTCGGCTCGGTCGCAGCCCCGACATCGCCGACGCGCTGGCGCTGACGTTCGCGCATCCGGTGGCAGCTCGCCGCAACGGGCAGCGCGACACCCTGAAGCGAATCCTGGACGCCGGCAGCTCGCGGCGCCGCGACTACAACCCGTTTGCGAGGATGTGAGATGCGCCGCCAAGCCATCCCCCTGGACGAGCGAGGCAATCCGCTGGGCGACGCGCACCATCGCACGCGCATTCCCGACGCTGTGGTGAAGGCGATCCGCGATGAGGCGGAACGAGACGGGATCGGCTGGAAGATGATGGCCAAGCGGCATCCGGAGCTGGTGGCGGACTGGATCCGCGACGTCCTGCGCTACAGGCGCCGTGCGACGATCCCGCGACGGTGGCGCTACGTCGATGCGCCTTTGCACGCGGACGCGCCGCGGCTGTGCGAAGGGGGGGGCATACCTCCGAGCCCGCCGACCTAGCGTCCCGCCACGATGATCGAAGTCCGGGCCATCGAGGTCGTGACAGTGCGTGCGCTTGGCTCGGATCTGTTGCGTCGTCACTACGACGAAGTCGCGCTCAACAAGGACATCTGCCAGCTTGAGCCCGACTGGGCCAAGCTGGAGCAGTTGGAGCGCGCGGGTGCGCTGGTGGCCTGCGGCGCCTGGCAGGGCGAGGAGCTGGTCGGCTACGCGAGCAGCATCGTGACGACGCTGATGCACTACGCGAGCGTCGTCGTCTGCCAGAACCACGCGCTGTTCGTCGACCCGTCGCACCGCGGCGCGCGTGTGTTCCGCGACATGCGAGCCTGGACCAAGGCGGAGGCGGCCCGGCGCGGCGCGAAGCTGGTGCTCTGGCACGCGAAGCAGGGCTCGCCGCTCGATCGCATCTTGGTCCATTCGTGCCAGGTGCAGGACATCATCTACTCGGAGCGGGTCTGATGGGCGTCACCACCGCTGTTGCTGCTGTGGTGTCCGCTGCTGCGGCTGCTGGCGGGGCTGCGTATGCGGCTGACCAAGGCGAGCAGCAGAAGCGGCAGCAGCGCCGCAACCTCGCCGCGCAGCAGAAGGCGCAAGAGGATGCCCTGGCGCAGTCTGCCGGCGAGGCGCAGCGCGCTGAGGAGGAGATCGCGCAGCAGCAGAAGCAGGGGCCGGACGTGGCCCGCATCCTCGCCGCCGAGCTGCTGAATCCGCCACGCGGCCAACGGCTGTCGGGTCCAAGCGGCGTCACCGGAGAGATCCCCATCGGCCGCAAGAACCTTCTGGGTGAGTGATGTACCGCCCAGAGAAGGATCGCAGCTACTACCTCGCGCGGCACGCGAAGCTGCTGGTCGAGCGGTCGACGTGGGACAGCGAAGCGCGCGACGTCGCCGACTACCACAACCCGCGCCTCGGCCGCTGGGTGACCACCGATCGCAACGTCGGCGGCAAGCGCCCGCGCAAGATCATCGACTCGACGGCCACGTTCGCTGTGCGTGCGCTGGTGGCCGGGATGATGTCCGGAGCGTCGTCGCCGGGTCGCCAGTGGTTCCGCTGGGTGCCGCGGGATCCCGACATCGCGAAGCGCCACAGCGCGCGCAAGTGGGCCGAGCACGCGACGCAGATGACGGAGCGCATGCTGCGTCGCAGCAACACGTACCGGGCTCTGCCGCAGATGTACGAGGAGCTAGGCCTGTTCGGCACCGGGCCGGCGATCCTGGAGCCGCACCCACGGCGAGGCATCCACCTCTACCCGATGACGTGGGGCCAGTACTGCATCGAGAACGACTGGGAAGGCAACGTCACCTCGGTCTACCGCGAGTTCGAAACCACGGTCGGCGAGCTCGTGGCGCACTTCGGCTACGACCGAGCCTGCAGCGCAACGCGGCACAACTGGGATCGCCGCAACTACGAGCACGAGGTGCGGATCGTCCACGCGATCGAGCCCGTGCACGACATGGTCACGATGGGGCTCGGCGGCAGCGAGCAGAGGTGGACCAGCGTCTACATCGAGCACGGCGACGACGGCAACAAGCAGTTGCTCGACGAGCACGAATACGACCGTTTCCCGGTGCTGTGCCCTCGCTGGGAAGTGACCAGCAACGACGCGTACGGCCGCGGTCTGGCGATGGCCACGCTCGGCGACGTGATGCAGCTGCAGCACATGCAGCTGCAGAAGGCCAAGGCGATCGAGTACCAGGTCGAGCCGCCGCTCGACATCCCCGGCGACGTCAAGAACCGCGACATCGAC